CCCGGAAAGCTGGACAAAAGAACTGTCGGTACCTAGACTTTTCCGACGCAATCTATGTAGCAGTGGGTCAGGCAGAGATAAGGGACTTGATGAGGATAGAAGCGGCGGCTAACGACGGCGATTGGAAAGCGTCTGCATGGCGAATAGGAAAAAGACACGCGGCTAATTGGGGACCGAAGACAGTTGTAAAAATAGAGGGTGACAAGGAAGGCTTTACAGACAGCGAGAATATCCATAAGCAATTAACCGATATTATAAACGATCATGAGGGGGAGAAATGAGTAAAGCAAAAGAGTTTTGGCTTACAAATGACGGCAAGATTGTATATAATTCTGATGATTCTGAATATATACAATATCACCTCATAGAACACTCAGCATACACAGCACTCAAGGAGGAGGCTGATAAGTTAGCTGAAATGAATAAAGCATTGTTTACCGACCCCGATGGGAAGGGTTGTTTTTCTGGGAGCGACGGGGACAAAAAGTATTTCACAGAAGCACTCACCTCCTACACCGAATTCACCAAAGGACTAGAGGATAATGATGACTAACAAGGATATGGCTATACTCCAAGAAGCCAATATACAACTAGCAAAAGCTAATCAACGCTCTGGCGTATTCCTTGCGCTGATGTTGGCGCTGCTTATTGCGAGCTTAGTTAATATAGGAGTTTATTTCTTATGACCAAGCTCGATAAGCTTATCAAAGAGAAGGCCCCAGAGTTACTGGATAAACTTTATGCAAAAGCTAGAAGTGGAGAGATTCTTTATTTAGACATCACTGATATTGATACCTTTAAAGCAGGAGCCACCTTCGCACTCACCCCAGAGGTATTGATTCATGTAGATGAGGTTAAGGCGCTGGTGGATGCTCTAGATTATATGATTACACATTATCCTGTTTTATATACCTCTACAGGGTTTGATAATTGCAAGAAGGCACTCACCACATGGAACGCCAAGCACGGGGGCGGAGAGTGACCTGTGACAATTGTGGAAATGAAGCTGTGACTCACACTTGCCAAGAGTGTGATGATAAAACTGAAGACAGTATTGAATTCTTTTTAAAGAGAAGTAAACAGGCTACCTTGTTAGCTAAAGAACTATCCAAGACCCAAGCAGAGCTTGCTATTGCTGTTGAGGGGCTTGAACTTATTTCATGTCATAATATGAGACCTGATGGACCTGCTTATGGCGCTACTAAATTCGCAAGAGCGGCACTTGAAAAGATCAATCAAAAGCCTGTGGCTGAGGACACCAAATAATGACTGCAGAAAAACTAGAAATGCTAAAAGGAATTCTTACCTGTGCCTATGAAATAGAAGTTCGATGTAGTGCTGAGGATATCCCTGATTGTGAGTTTGTTTTAGACGATGAGGCTTTTGAGTTTATTAGAGACTTAGTTCTTGAGCAGGAGGCGAGGGATGAGTTTAAAACCAACTTTGATCGTGGTTACAGAACGGCTCGTAATGTTTATACACAAGAGAGGGATCAAGCCCTCCAGTGGGCTGAGAAGTTGGCGGGAGTTTTGGCAGGGTATCATGAATATTTCACTGCTATTGAGCGTGGTGAATATGAAAAGAATAGACGCACAAAACCATTAAGAGGCTTTGAAGACATGCTGCAATATCAAGCTAAAGAAGCTCTAACCGAATTCAACCAGTGGAAGGAAAAGGGATGAGTGATAATGATCTTGCAGAAGCGCAAAGTAAACAATATGAGGATAAACTTGAATCTCTTCAAAAAGAAAACATTGCGCTTAAGGAGAGGGAGCGGGTTTTGGTTGCTGTTTTAATCACATTAAAGTCACTTAATCATCATAGGATTGATGAAGAGATTTGGCGAATTGATGAGGTTTTAAAGTGATAGTTGAATGGCATGAAATTGTCGTAATAATTATAGTAATATGTTTTACCTTAAAATGGTGGAGGGAAAAGGGATGAGATCATTTATTTTTAGATTCAGAATGAGATTATGCAATGCAAGTGATGGCTTATTTCCCTGTGCTTTATGTAAACAACATAGCGAGAAGGGACAAAGGCGATGACCCAAACCAAGGAGAGGACATAAATGAGTAAACCAGATTTTAAACAACTAACAATGCAAGAAGCTATTAAAAGCGGCGATAAAGACATATTTTATCAAGGTATGGTTTTTTCATACGGGCAATTCCTGACGATATTAAATATGTTTGCAGAAAAAGAGGACATAAAAAAGGTGTTTTTGGGGATGGCTAAAGAGTTAGATATACCTATGGAAGGACCTCAAGGAGAGGACATAAAGTGAGTGAGAATAAGGAATATTACTTTGTGGTTACAAATGGTTTTAGTGTCGTTGCGCACGTAAAATTAACCAGCGATCATCCACATAAGCAGGACTTTGTTAGGGCTGCAAAAAGAGGCCTTGCTTTAATTTATAAAGTTGAAGAAAAACAAATCCTTAGGGATCAAACTTATAACCAAAAGGTGGAGGGTTAAATGACTGATAAAAGGTATTTCAAAATTATGAAGCCAGACAAAATTGAGTGTCCAATTAAACTTATTCCTTGGGATTTTATAGAGAGCCACGAAAGGCAGGCTATAAGAAATCATAGTCAAACTTTAGAAACTCTTAATAGGCGCGGCGGGCTTAGTCCCAAGGAACTATTTGCCGTTAAACATGATATGACTTGGAGAGATTTGTCTTTAAAAGTTGATGAGCAATTCGCAGTCAATTGGTTGATTAAAGAAATAGAAAACCAAAAGGTGGAGGAATAGAGTGAGTAAAGAATGGTGGGGACGTATTGGATACGATCGTGAAGGAATAGTTAGAGAACGTGAATTTAAAACACCATCCGAAGCCTATGCTTACAAGTTGGGTGCCGATGATATGCAAGAACAATCCAATATTACAGAAGAGGGTGTTTTAGAGGATTATTGGTCAACAGCAAGCAATGAGTCTTCAATAGATGAAACCAACCCAAAGAACAATGAAGAGAAGTAAGGGGTAAGTGCTACATGCAATGGATATTATTTTTATTATACAAATGATTGTAATTGGTCTAGGCCTTATGATTTGTATTTATGGGATATTTAACTCTTGATCTCTTCATACTTATAGGAAATGCTATTTAAATGATAAACCTAATTAAGCGCTTATTTAAGAGAAGAGAGAAGAAGCCTGTTAAATCATACAACGAGCTTATTCTAGAGGTGGCGTCTAAAGAGATAGGGGTGGCAGAGATCCCGGGAGATGCTGAAAATCCCAGAATACAAGCCTATCATAAATGGGCCGATGAGGGTAAGGGTGTTCATACTGATATCAGTGAAGAGGTTCCTTGGTGCTCATCGTTTATATGCTTTTGTTATGAGAGAATTGGCTTACCTAGTACAGACTCAAGGCTTGCAAGGTCGTGGCTTAAGTGGGGAAGGTCTTCTAGAACAGGCCCGATACCTGGGGACGTATGTGTTAAATGGCGACAAAATCCACATTCATGGCAAGGCCACACATTCATTTTTTTAGGCTTTGAGGGTCGTTATGTATGGGGCCTTGGCGGAAACCAGAAAAATAAAGTATCTGTTAAGAAATTCGAAACTCGAAAGGTTCTAGATATACGCCGAGCAAACAAGCAAGAGGACTTTACCACACCGCAAAAACAAAGACTGGCTATTATGGCTTACAATATCATTAATGGAAAACCTGCAAAAGTTTAAGTCCAAAGAATGGCGAATCAATCACCTTTACAAAGTGATCAATAAACAGTCTCAGCTGGTTACGTTTAAAGAGTTCGATTGTCAGAGACAGATAAGAACATGCACGTCTAGAGTAATTCAAATACTCAAATTCAGACAAATAGGCATAACTACAGGATGCTCTATTGACCTATTAGACGATGCTATTTTTATCCCTAACACTACCGCAATGATACTAGCCCACAGACAGAAAGACTTGGATAAGATCTTTAACAAGGTAAAGATAGCTTATAAGAAAATGGATCCAAGAATAAGGCCTATTATAGATAAGGGTGGAGGCTCTAGGTTTGAGATGCGGTTTCCAGAGATTAACTCTAAGATTTTTACAGACATTGAGAACAGAGGGGATACTGTACACCGATTACATGTATCAGAGGCCGCCTATGTAGAGCCACCGCGCCTCAAGGCTACATTGGGTGCAGTTGTCCCTCATGGTCGTATCACTCATGAATCAACGGCTAACGGAATGCAGGGTGATTATTATAAGCACTGGGCAGACCCTAACTCCCCCCGCGCGAAACTATTCTTTCCATGGTTTATTCAGAAGGAATATCAAACAAATGGCGACCACGTTAAGGGCCTAACGATAGATGAGAAAGAACTTAAGAGGTTCGCTAAAAAGAACTACGGTATTGAAATAACCCGCCACCAAATAGCATGGCGTCGGGAAATGATACAAGAATACGGTGATATGTTCTTTCAAGAGTTTCCAGAAAACGACATATCATGCTTTCTCGCTTCTGGTGCCTGTCCAATCGATCAAGTCTTAGTTACTAAACTAATGAAGCAAGTTAAGGAACCAATCTCAGACGATGGCACACTTAAGGTGTGGGAGCCATTTGTAGATGGCAACAGGTACATAGTATCAGCTGATGTTGCACAAGGTGTGCGGGCTGACTATAGCGTTGCCGATGTATGGCGATTAGATACGATGGAACAGGTCGCACAATACCGATCAAACAACATTAAACCCTTCCCCTTTGGTGCAAAACTTGTAGAGATAGCTAACTTGTATTGGATGGGCGGGAGGCCTTGGCCCTTAATCTCAGCGGAATTAAATAACCACGGTCACGCCGTTAATGGTTATCTTTACAACACCGCGTCTTATTCTAATATCTATTGTTACAAAGATGACACTCAAGGCTGGCTTACCAACACCATAACTAGACCCAAGATGATTGATACCTTTATAGATGGCCTTGAAAGTGAGACGATTAAGGTTAATAGCCTAGACACTTTAGGCGAGTGCTTAACACTTGTCGACAACGGGGGTAAGATAGAGGCCACCGATGGCGAGAATGATGACACAATAATATCAGGCGCGATTGGGGTGCAAATGATTATCAGTGAGGGGTCTAGTTCCTTATATGATAATTTAAATAAAAGAATATTACTTTAAGGGGGATCATGGCAGACCATGAGGAGAACTTACCGAATAGAGGTGCGGCTCTAGCAGGAGAAACCAAGGACAATAACTTAGTATTTGACCATTATTTTGGGATAGCAGAGAGGACAGAATTAGAATCCAGTTATGTGGGTGACACGTTTTTTGCACCATACAACCCAGATGATTTATACCAAAAAACAGGCGACCATTCTATCTATGAAGAGATGGCTAAGGACGATCAAGTCAGCGTCTGCCTACAGCTTAAAAAAGATTTAATTATAGGTTCTGGCTGGGACATGGTCTCTCATGACGAAGGCACGGCGGAGCTTGCAGACAAGTACACAGGTTATTTACAGGAAGACCCCACTTGTGCATTAGACGATTACTTAGATCAATTAGTTGATACGGGCCAAACCTATGGCTTTGGTTTAGCTGAGAAAGTATTTAGAAAGCGACCCAATAATGACTTAACTTTACGCTCTCTTAAAACAAGACACCCTGATTCATGGCTCATCTATACCGATAAGCATGGGAATGTAAACAGATACTCGTCTCTAGGTGGCACTGGTGACATTGATATCGAGCCAAAAGCAATCATGGCTTATATCCCCACAAGATCAAACGTCGGACCTTATGGGATGAGTGATTTAAGAAAAGTTTACTCTGCTTATTTTACTAAACGTCACATAACCAGATTTTATTCTATATTCTTAGAAGGTGTTGCTAAACCGATTCCAGTAGCCAAATACCCTCAAAACTTACCCGATGCTAAGGTTACAGAGTTACATAATATTATAAAGAAGTTTCAAGCCAGTACATCTCTAACAATACCAAAAGAAATAGAGATAGAATTTCTAGAAGCCAAAAGCAATGGAGAGGCTTTCATAAAAGGAATAAACATCTTTAATATGTTTATAGGTCGCGGCCTATTTGTGCCCGACTTGCTTGGTTTTGCAGGCTCTGAGTCTCAAAGCGGGGGCTCCCAAGCTCTAGGTAGAGAACAAGTTGATATGTTCCTAAAGCACATTGCTAGGCGTAGAAACTCACTAGAGAGGCTTGTTAATAGGGAAATAGTACAGCCTATGATTATTCATAATGAAGGCTTTATGGATAACTTTCCCAAGTTTCAATTTAAGCCACTCACTGAAGAGGACACAAAAGAATATGCGAGAATCTTTATTGAAGCGGTTAAGGGTAAGTTTTACAGCCCGACAGAAGAAGAGGTTAATCATTTTCGCGGCCTCATTAAATTTCCTGAGGGTGACGTTGACCTTATTTCCAGCGGGTCAGCCGGTGGTGGACTCATACCTCCAGGTTTTCCGGGCGGCGGTCCTGCCTTCTCTCCAGGTACCGAGGAGAGCGCTCATCCTAAGAAAGAAGAAGAGATAGAAATAGAGCTAGACGAGGATGGTAAGCTTAAAGAAAAGAACGCTATCCATAAAGAAAAAAACAGCAAGCACAAGGAAAAGGATGAGTTTGTCTTTAAGGGTGATGCCTTCCTAGATACTGAGGGTGACTTTGGCAAAGCTGTTGATTTTCAAAACTTACAGAACACTTTAGAGAGTGATCAGGCAGCTATCCTAGCAGAGGCTAGGCCTTTGATTGAGGACATATTTGAAGACTTTAAAAGGCAGATACAAAGAAAGAATGTTTTAAAAAATCCGAGTAGACAGAATGAACTTAAGCTAAAGTCTCTAGGTAAACTTAACGCCTTAATTCAGAGAAACTTTAGGACACAATTTAAGCGCCATGGTGACATTGCTCAGGCAGAGTTATTCAAGACTGAGTTTGCTCAGACGATAGCCTCAGACGAGTTTCTAGAGTTACTTGATAACGAAACGTTTCAATATGTGGGTGATTTTGAATTTAACGTCACTAAAGAGGCCCGCGTTGCTATGTCTACAGCGATAAGAGACGGCCTCCCAATTAGCTCAGTTGTTGATATTGTTGACGACGATATAAAGAAGAATGCCATTGTTAGTCTAGAAAGGTACAGCCGTACTAAGGGTACTGAGATTATGAACAGGGCAAGAGTCGAGCGCTTTGAAGACTCCCGGGTTGTAGACGCTTATCAGTACAGCGCGTTGATAGATGGATCTACGACAGAGATTTGCGCTGGATTACATGGTAAGATATTTAAGAAGGGTACAGAGCCCATTCCTCCTCTACACTTTAACTGCCGTTCTACTCTAATCCCTATAACTATTTTTCAAGACTTTGAGATAAGCACAAACGCGGGCGGTACAGTACAGGTTAGGGATCCAGACGACAGAAGGAAAACAAAGCCTAGAACTATAAAAGAACAGCCCATCGATAAGTTTATTGAGGATAATAAAGGCAAAGGATTTTCAAGGAGATAGAAAATGTCAAAACCATTAGATGATCACAACAACCCGTTTACGTCGTGCTTTGTTACTTTCACGGCTATTACGCTGTCAAATACCACCACAGTAAGCACCTCACATAAGGCGATCTATGCTGGTGGTTCTGGTGATTTAGTGATTCAAACCGCAACGGGAGGTTCTTCTGTTTTATTTACTGTTCCGGCAGGGGCTTGGCTACCTATACAAGTTAGTCACATTCTTGCTACTACTACTGCAGCGACTAATATCGTTGTGGCTAGATAAAATGGGAAACTTTTATAGTCAACACAAGGGCCACGTAAATAGCTCTGTCGCGCTCGGTGGTGGCAATGGTGCTGGGCCTGAGGTACAGGTTTATCAATCACAAACTGCCTCAGATACGAATGCCATTATTTTAATAGATAACAATTTAGATAGACTAAGTGAGCAAGGTTTTATCTCTGACGTGACGGGGAATATTACGTCAATTGATTTAAGAATGTTCAGAGACACTAGCACTGTGGCGGGAAACTTTAAACTAGCCATACAGGCCGACTCCTCTGGTCTACCTAGTGGTACAGACTTAGGCTTTGGAATATTTGACTCAACTGACCTCACCGTGGGATCTTTACCTTCCTCTAGAGCAAAGTTCACATTTTCTCTTGCTGCTCCCGTGGTAGCTACTGATTTGTTTCATATTGTTTGGAGCTCTTCTTTAACTTCTGGACCTGGAGACGGGATAGAAATATCTTACCGCAACGCCGACATTGTTACGGGTGATTTTAGACTATCTACAGATGGTGTTCCAACGTGGCAAGACCCCGTGGCCTTAGATATTGAATATGTAATAAATGGAGACTAAAAATGGCACAAGACGACGATAGACTGGGCTCAGAATTCTTTCACAAATTTCTAGTTAATACCGCGGGATCTGCAGATATGAATGTAGATGGTAGCTCAGCGGTCCAAACGTTTTTTTTCATACCAAACCAGAACATATACTTAACTGGAATTTATGGCGAGATCGTAGACAAAAAGTTTCTTGCAGATAACTTAGCTGACATTACGGCTCTAACAAATGGGGTTGAGATTGGTGTAATTACGGGCGCTGGATCGTCTTTGTTTAATATTGCAGGTCTTGCAG